TTTGCCATGTTTATCCTTTCGCCATCTTGAGGTATTCAAGAGGTGACTTTGCCTTTGGTGGTATTTTAGTATCAGGAGCGCTTCTTTTGTGCGCTCTTAGCTCTTCTCTCATGGTATCTAACAACTTTGACCCTAATTTGTTGTCTCCACCACCCAAGGCGGTGACGAAACTAGCTGGGAAGACATACTCCCCATCTGCAATCTTGGCGGGGACAGGGTTTCCACCCTCCGACATATTGTGGGGTATTTGATGGTGGAATTTGGTTAAAACTTCAGCACCAGCCTTACTTGAGCCGTCGCCCAAGGAAGCCACGGTATCCGCGTCCATCACATAGTCTCCATCATGGAGCATCGCTGGGATATCGTCGCTCTGACCCGTTCCACGACCTGATGCATAGTATCCTGTCAAACCAGTGATAAATTCGGGATTATGACCCTTTGGCATGGCTTCATGGTACTTGCTAGGCAGACCCCCTTTGGCAAGCACAGAAGTGCTTGGAGCTTCTCTCCTGATGCCTTGCTTAAGGTAATGTAGAGGACTTATCCTAGACTCTTGTTGTGTCACGGGTGCAGCTTGAAGCATAGTAGGGGCTACAGGCGCAATGTTCCTGTACTCCGTTTGTTTTACCAAATCTTGGAAAGTGCTACCCCCCTCTGCAGCAAAGAGAAACTTCTGCGCCTCTGGTGGTTGTTCTGACTTGATCTCTTTATTCAATTGAGCCAATTGCTCAGCAGTGGGTTGGTCTGACTGTTCTTCTTTTTTGGTTTGTTTAGGAGCATTGATTCCTTCATTAGTTAATATTCGAGCAAGCCCAGGGTCTAAGCTATCGTAAAGTTGTTTTAACTTTTGTAATTGAGATTTTTCTCCATAAACAGGTGCTCCTGCCAACATAGTGGCAACCATTGGCAAGAAACTATCTTTGAAAGGAGATATAGATGTTGGAGTAACTGTGGGCGTAACAGTAGTAACAGGTGTTACTGAGGTAATAGGAGTTACGGTAGTCACGGGTGTCACTGTTGTCACTGGGGTCACTGGTGTGACGGGGGTGACAGGGGTGACTGGGGTGACGGGGGTGACAGGGGTGACTGGGGTGACAGGGGTCACTGGGGTCACTGGGGTCACTGGTGTCACAGGGGTCACGGGGGTCACAGGGGTGACAGGGGTGACAGGGGTGACGGGGGTGACAGGGGTGACAGGGGTGACAGGGGTGACAGGGGTGACTGGGGTGACGGGGGTCACAAGTGTCACTGGGGTGACTGGTGTGACTGTAGGAGTAACAGGAGGAGTAACAGGAGGAGTTACAGGGGGTGTTACTGTAGGTGTAACTGTAGGTGTTACAGGAGGAGTTACTGTAGGAGTTATTGTAGGAGTTATTGTAGGTGTAACTGGAGTTATAGTAGGAGTAACAGGAGTTATAGGAGGAGTAACTGTGGGTGTAACTGTAGGAGTAACAGGAGTCACTGTAGGAGTTACTGGAGTTACAGTGGAAGCTGGGGTACTTCCAGTTCCTCCTTGAGTTCCTCCTGTATTTGTTACATTTAAAGGTACTCCCAAACTGTTCAATAAATTCAAAGCGTCTGCTCTGCTGAACTTCAAAACATTTTGAAGATAATTCAACATATCGCTAGGAGAAACATTTTGAGATTCAAGAGACTCAACGGCTTTTTGCCCAGCAACAACTTGTTCTGTACTAGGTGTTGATTCTGTTGATCCAGATGGTGTTGATCCAGGCGGTGTTGAACCAGGAGGTGTTGAATTAGGTGTTGTTGATCCAGGGGTTTTTGAATCAGAAGGCGCTGTGCTTGACGCACCTGAAGCATTTGTAAGTGGTGAACCTGATGTATTAGTTGATGTATTTGTAAGTGGTGAAGTTGTATTTTGTGTTGATTTGTTTGGATCTACATTTGTACTAACAGGAACTGGATTAGGCGTTGGATAAAATACTTTAGAAGGATCATTTGGATCAAATGTTGTTTGTACAGGCTCGCCATTAACAACGACTAAAGTAAATTTATTACCTTTAGTATCTTCATAAACATCCGTATTTTGTCCACCACTTGAATCAGTTGTATGACCAACTATATTAAATGGCAATTGCCAAACGCCAGGGGAACTCTCTGGAATAAACAAAGAACTTCCAGATGTCCCACTTAGATTAGACGCAATATTTGACAATGCTTGAGACTGTTCATTTGAAGTTAAATCTCCAAAATTAACACCAACTGAGTTGGGTAGCCCCATACTTGGTACTGTATTAGTGTTTATATTGCCATAACTTAAAAGTGTATTTGCTATATCTGAGGTGTTTGATGTTCCTCCAACTTGAACTGCAAACACACTTCCAATGGGTTGACCATTTGCACTAAATCTGTAAGAAATTGCATTGTTGGGGTCAAATACTGAATATGTTCCATCGTCATTTTTTTGTATTCCACTATTTGGATCATTTACTCCTTGCTGAAGCAAAGTATTTATATCACCCAACTGAGCTTCATTAAATCTGAGTGGCCCACCACTATTACCAGATATAGCACTACTGGCGCTACCATTTGCAGCAAGCGTTGTTGAAAAATCTTTTGATAATTGATTTAAAAAATCACTCCCTGGGGTCAAGTCAACAGAACTTGTATTTGTTCCTGATAATGGGCTAGTGCTTGTACCACTCGTTGCAGTAGATTTTGCATTTGCTCCAATTGCTGATCCCGCAGAGTTTGCCAATGAAGAAATAATTGCATTATTTACTGCGTCAGCGTTTCCACCATTCAATAACGAAGTGGTTGCTGCGTTAGTGACCGAACCAACTGTTTTTCCGATTTGAGCAAGACTTGCATCAGAAAGACCTTGATTTTTAAATTGATTTACGATTTGAGTAGCCGCGCTTGTTCCCAATCCGTTGGCAACCAAACCATTAAGAAATGTAGTTAAAATTTTGGAAGTGTCTCCACCTGAAACGGCTGAAGAAACTGCTCTTACTAGAGAATTTGATACGATATTGGTAACTTGAGATGGTGTGTATATACCATTAATTGATTTTGAAATATCAGTGGGGTTGATGACTGAGTTGACCATGTTGGTAGCATTAGAGGCTACCCCACCCGTAAGTGCGCCTGTTAAAGCTCCTTTAGTAATGTCTCCACCATTGATGGCGGACATTATTGCGCCCGTTGTAGCGCCAATGGTGGCTCCCCCAACTGTTAAGGCTAAGGTTGAATCAGCCGCTGCGCCCGTTATAGATGCGCCCAAACTTCCCGCCCCAGGGAGCGCATAATTTAACGCAGCCGTTACTGCAATGCTTCCAAGAGGGCCAAGACTACTAATAGCTTGTCCCAACTGATTGACCACTGCACCTGAACTACCTTTTTGATACCCAACTTGTTGGTTGTAATTAAAAATCGGTAAAATATTACCTGTTTCTGCATTAGCCCCTACAAGCATTTGCATTTGACCACCAGTGGAACCCGTTGATATCAAATATGTACCATCTCCATTGGGTTTAACTGTAGCGGGCAAAGGTCTCTGACTATCACCTTGAACTAATGCATATGTTGGATTTCCAGAATCATCAGTACCGTTTTGAATTACATGCGTATTTCCTAATTGAATTGCATTGTAAGTTTGTGTGTATTCATCGCTAGTTAATCCTGCTTGTGGGTTTGTCGCATATGCTGTTGAACTTGAATAAGGTGTAGGTGCAACATTTGTTGTATCGGGTTGTGCTGTAAAATTTGAAGCATTTGTGCCAGACTGTGCTGCGCCACTCAGAATATTATTTACATCAGTTGTAGGCATTCCCGAAGAAAGAGCATTTAATGCCGTAGCTGCCGTAGTCGGGGCATTTACTCCTGTAGTAGGAACATTGTAAATTCCTGTGTTTGCAGATGGTGGAACAAATTGAGCAAACTGATCTGGAGTTACATTTGTACCTAATTTGCTATTTAATATTTGAGCAATTTGCGTAGGATCTGTAATACCATTTGCGGCAAAAAACCCATAAAGCGCTTGTTGACCACCAGTGTTGGTCAAATCAGTATTGATAACATCGCCCGATAAACCAAATACGCTTGGTGTTGTAACTGTTTGTGTTGTAGGTGTTGGGGTGGTAACGTTACCACTTGTTAATGGAGAAGAGGCTGGCGTAGATACTGATGGTGTGGTATTACCAGAAATTGCATTTAGAATGTTTGCAGGGTCTTGTGTCGCTGTGGCCGTGAGCAAGTTTGCAGGGTCAGGCGTACTAGCCAATGAAGGACTAGGAGTGCTTCCACTTGACAAGGGAGAAGATACAGTATTTACGGGTGTAGGAGTGGGTGTTGGCGAAGTTAATTGCTGATATGCAGTGTTAACACTGTCAGCAGAAGTTCCATAATGAGTAGCCAAGGCTTGTGCTAAGTCTGGTGTCATTCCACCATAGGCTTGCACCGCAGCCGCCGCATCCGCCTGTGTAGCGTTCGGATTAGCTGCAAACCAACCACTGACTAAACCTGAATCATTTGCCATTACGCCACCGCATTTGTTGAACTAGCCGTTCCTATGATTGTCATAGTACCTACCATGTGAAAAGCCCAATCTTGCCACGTTTCAAATCCCCTTGTATCCGCAATGCCTGATGCCATGAAGTAACCAATGCCTGCTACCGCATCACCCCATTCTCTCCATCTTTCTTCAGGTAGTGTCCCCAACTGATTAGGCGCAAACAACTCCGCCATCAGCGCACACCATTGATCCCATGTCATCCCTCTTGGGTCGTAGACGGTCATGGGTTACCCGTACCTCTCACGTCTCCAGTTTCGACACTCAGAATGATCTTACCCATCTGGTAGTCACCATTAAAAGTATTTGACTCAAACCTCAAACGCATCTCACGACGCTGTTCGCGCATGTCTATCTTCAATGTTGATGGCGTGAAATTGTAAGAATCTGATGGACGATCAATGTCGTCGGCATAACCCTTACCAGTCACAATCACATCCATCTGACCATTCTGAATGAAGTCAGGCTCTATCCGTTCACAGCGTGTCCAGTTATTATCGCCTGGTGCTTGTGTCGATCCGACCAAACCAGCCTGATTTCCCAAAACGGGCGTCTCAAACGCAGAATAGATTGCATCACTGTTGGTCAAATAAACTTGGTTTGTCCCAGTCTCATGTTGCCAAATAATGCTTGAATTTGCAGTCATGGTTGTTGATGCAACCGTAGCACTCATTGGGTTATTGACGGTATAAGTTCCTGTTCCGCCAGTTCCTGTGCCCAAAGCAGTAATCACCATTTGATCTGGAACATTTGTTCCTGAAAGGATTTGACCTACAGCAACAGTACCAAAATTCACAGCAGTGACAGTCAGCGTAGTTCCAGATACAGAACCAACAATTGATAATGTAGTAGTTGAATTTGTGTCACCCCAGATAGGTTTAGGAAAGACTTCAGTGAACCAACCAGATGAACGTTGAGCCCCAGGTGCTGAGCCAGCGTCATACCAAACCTTATCCTTGACGTTATAGATTATTGCGTCCGTACACTCGGTTGCATTACCACGAGGATAAAACCACCATATCTCGTTATACCGTGGAACCTTTGTCACCCAAACCTTTTGACGCTGAGAGAAGTTCACATTGTCGTAGAACCAGTTTAGATTCATTGAATTTGGAATTTCGGCAACAACTCCGTTGTACATCAAGAAACGGTCAATGCCTGCCCAGTAAAATAAACCATCATATTCAATAACACTACTAGAAGACAAGATAGAACTTTGCTGAGTAATCAAGTCATAACGCCAATAGAACGTGCTAGAGGTGCTTCCAGTGGTCACCGTTGTTGGGGTATAGGAAACACGAATAACGCTGTCTAAAGACCAAAATAAGCCCGATGGAGAGGTTGTACCACCCCTTAAAGGTAAGCCCTTCACAACCTTTGTAGAGGCCACGTTGTTGGCGTTTGAGTCAGCGCTTGTCCAGTTGTTGAAGTCGCCTGCAGCGCAGTTCTGTATCAGTCCATTATTTCCATACACAAAGAGGTAAGGAAATAACATCACAACTCCACCCGACACAGAGATGTTGTTGTCGAATGTCAATGTCTGCGCTCCGCTTGTGGTTGCGCTATTGTTTAAAAAAGCCGTCCATAGATTAGAAGTGATAGTCGCCAAAGCACTGATAGTTCCTTGGAATCCTGTGCCTGATCCAATACCACCACCAGATAAGGTAAATGTGTCTTGGTACAAGTAATTTGATCCACCAAGGGTAACAGTTACCGAAGTGATAACACCACCCGTGACAACAACGGTTGCTTGTGCGCCTGAACCAATTTTTCCACCAACAATAGATACACCCGTAAAAGTTCCAGATGTGTAACCTGTACCTTGCGTATTGATAGTGACTTGACCAACAGGGCCATATCCTTGAAGACTAGATGAGACAACCGTGGTGTTGGAGGGTATGCCAGTGCCTGAGACTGAAACCCCTGCGCCAATCGCCACAATCGTGCTTGCAAACGTCACAAGCTTGGATCCTGATGTTAGGGTGCCTGTTGCGGTAAAAACGCCTACAGGGGCTAATGACGTGCCTGTGAACTGACCATACAAGGGTCGAGTGTTTGTGGTGTTTGTGATGTACTGGAGATTCTGACCAGGGTGCGCAATCAATTGTAGATTCCCACCACCTGTTGAGTCATACCCTATGTCAAACTGCCAAAGATTGTAATCATTGGGACTAAAGGATGTACTCATCGAAAAAGATGTTGGGCCTGTTCCTATGGCTGTGACGTTGTTGGTCACCCATTGCTGAACACCTGCACTATAGCCTGAAATAATGTAGTTCAATCCATTCGTGGCACTCATGATAAGACCACGAGAGATACCAAACGAATTAAGAAAAGCGCCTGTATAGCCTCCTATTTTTCTAGGAAGACCACGTTGGAAACGAACCCACTGACCATCAACATATGAAAGCGATGCGAACATCGTACCATCCCTTTGGATACCAGGGGGTACCTGAAGGGCTATTACCTTAGCTGTCAAAATGTACCTCCACTGATACCATTGACAACATACAAACCATTCGGGCCAAGGGTCGCAGCTTGTGCGCCATTCGAGGTAAATCCAATCGTATTTGAACTGGGCAAATAAAGTCCAGTCGTAAGATTACCAGAGAAGTTCAAAGACGGATTGGTGGCTGACGCTGTTTGCAAAGTAATGTTATTACTACTGTTTGTCACAGTTGAAATACCAACTACATTTGTACCATCACAAATCATGCCAACTGTAGTGCCTGATGGTATGGTAAGTGTTGATCCGCCAGAAACTGAGGTTTTGAACGTCAGAGTATAGGATCCACTTGTACTATTCGTGATCACATAAAACTGGACTGTCGGTGGGACGATCACATTGGTGTTTTGACTTAATGTGCCAGTGTAATTTTGTAGGGTGTACGATGCTTGTGTGCTTGTTAAGGTAATGGTTGCTGACGCGCCAGTTACTGATATTTGTTCTTGAGTAAAGAAAAATACTGAACTTTGTCCATAACCCCACGAGGTAAATCCAGTCGATCCATTGGACGCCAAGTAAAACGATTCTCCGATCTGCAATTGGAAAGAACCACTTGTCCCGTCAATGACATCTGAACCTTGTGCAGCGACCGTTAAAACACCTGTACCATTATTTTTAATGATTGTGAACCAACTAGATCCTACCCCAGTAGATGTTGGAAGCGTCAAAGTGCCCACGCCACCTGACCAAGTTGTCAATTGTGATTGGACTGAATTTGGAAGTGTTTGTGTGCTGTAGTAGTTGACAGGTAAAGTTGTAGTGTTAAGAGTTGTACCTGTAGCGGTTAGACCATACCCTGCCAAGCTTGTTGCATTCGCTACAGACGTGCTCGCCCCGAACTGCAAGACCGACCATGTACCATTTGTAGTGGTGTTATTTGTCAAGTAAATGTAGTACGAGATTCCTGAATTGATGGTGATCAAACTAGTCGTTGTGTCATTTTCATAGACCGTAAAAGGATTGGTTGCTATGTTTTTAATTAAAAATGACTGCCCTGTAGAGACTTGAGTCGCAGTGGGCAAAATCAACTTTAGGCCAGTCGTTGTGGCTGTCACCTCGATGATGTTGGCAACAACTCCACTTGTGTTGCCATTGACTGGCCACTGAAGCGTGGTGTTAGCACTGATTGTGAGGCTCTCATAACCAACCTGAGATGGGCTGATCGTGGAACCTGTATAGGGGTTTACATAGTAAGTCATGATTAACTGTCCACTGCAACAGATTGACGATCTCCAACTCTAGATACATCTTCAGCTTTCAGGGCTTGAATAGCTTCCTGATATTTCTGTTCGAAGATCTGACGTTGGTCATTTTTAAGGAAAGGCATGGCTTGCAACAACGTGCCAAAAAGCATGGCATTGGGTGCATTCTGTGTCAGCCAATTGGTCTGATTGGTAGAACTCAAAGGCTGAATGCGCTCATAGTAGAGCACTTCAAAGTTATACGATTGATCTGGAGTTGGAGCAACATACCAGAAGTCCCAACTTGTGTCCGAGTAAAACAAAGGAGGCGATGTTTGTGTGTTGACTGGCCAATAATTGGTCAAATACTCGTACTTACGAAGCAAGATAGGGTTACGGTTACCACTGCTGTCCGTGTAATTCATAGAGACGGTTTTACGCCATCTGGAGGGCTTTTGGATGACTGGGTTGCCTGCGGTCATCGTTGCCTCAACAATCTGCAATTGACCCAAAGTCTTGATCTGCTGAGCTATCTCAAACTCAGCCAAAGTGATAAAGGTGGGAATCGCGTTGATTGTTGCGGTATCTGACCTCTCCAAATACTGTGGAACGATGGCAATCAAGTTATCATAGGTCAGAACCCATGAATTAGGATTTGATGGCGTAAGTACAGTAGTGGTCATAATATCCCCATTTTCAGTCTATTTTCCCACTAGGCAGTCAAAACAGCAAGTGCATTTTGGGTTTGGGCTATTCTATCTTGGAGTCCTATTAATCCACCATTTACACGCTTACAAAGTTGCTCTTGATTGTCTATTAAAGATCCGCAATGATGGGTCTGCCAGAACCACCCAGCGCTCATGGCGGCGAATGTTGGAGTTGCCACCAAGTCAGGATTCATCACAAAATCCTGACCCACCGCTTGGCCACAGTGCCAGTAGTTGTCATGCCCGGTGAGTTGAACAAGCCCTCTTCCCCTAAAGCGGTACCCATCCCCAGAGGCTTCGTCACGGTTTCCCATGCGATTGGCGTAAATCCTATTGGCGATGCGCTGTGGATTATGGGCGTAAGATTGAATTTCTTCGGGTTTAAACTTGTGACCGAACAAAGCTTGAAGGGTCTCTGCTCGATAGTTAAGATTTTCTTCCAAGACTCGGAAATGGTTGCTCTCATGACTGCATTGCCCTATGAAAGATGCTTGTTCCTTTGGACTGACCATGCCAAACTTGACAAACGTATCCATCAAGGGTTGAGCCCATTCAGCCCCAATACCTAGTTTGTGGAGTTGTTGTGCATTAATCATTTCACCCCCTCATTGACTGTCTGTCTCACTTTGTTGTAGGTGTCAATACAAGCGTTGAGTTGGGTGATGGCGATGTCCCCGTCTGCTGCGATACTTGCAAGAGCCTTAATAGTCTCTCGCTCAGATTGGCCGTCATTGGCTGTATCTCCTCTGGCAGTGGAGGCATCTGTGGCGGTTTGAACGGCACAACTGGAGGGGAGGCGCAACTCGCCAGAGTCAACCCTAGCATTAATACTAGTCTGCTTGGTTTGAATATCATTTTTTGCCTTTTTAAGTGCCAAATTAGACTGAGTTAACTTTTGGTTTAGCTCTGCTTCTTTTGCCCTAGCTTCGCCATTAAGTCTGTCAATTTCTGCTTGATCTTCTGCAACCCGTCTTTCATAGCCGTGATGATCTGCGACATAGTAACCTCCTAAAAGAATTAAGATCAGACTGACAATCTGTACTGGGAACTTATATGTACCCAACGGAAACACATAGGACACAACGTGTACCAAAATAGCCAAAATTAGTACACAATAGGCAATATAGAGAAAAATGTTGGCAAAAAACTCAAACATTTACACTAGCCCTTGCATTTGCCATGCGCTCTCGCTCTTCCTCATGTTCTAAAGTGGGAGGTGTTGTGGGCGGAGGAGGAGGTGTCCATGCCTGAGTTGGATCAATACTAAATCCTGAAGTGGAGTTGTTGCCACTTTGAAATTGCATTGGGTTTCCATGCCCCATTTGCCCCATCATGGGCTGACCCATGCAAGGATTAAAAGGCATCGGAGGAGGGGGTGGAGGCACGCTAGACTTGCCTGTGAGCACCAAACTGACCACGGTGAATATCTGCGCCATAGCCATAGAAAGAATGGCCAAGATCGCCTTATCAGCAGGCGCTTCGGTAAAAAGTGGCTGTTCAATGAACACAATGCTGTATGAAAACAGCACTGTTACTAGGACAAGGATAAAGCAAAACGTCTTTAGGATAAACGCTTTGGTCTCGATGTCAACTTGTTCAGGGGTTTTGTGCGCCATTTTTCGGTTTATTAAAAAATTCGGGACAATTTTGCGAAGCAACACAGAGAGGTGGTTTACAGTCTTCCGCATCCCAGTTCTTAGGGTCTTGGCAATGGTAGCGATATCTGTCTTCACAAGACACCAACAAAAGAGTTAATAGCAACCACTTCATTTGCCTTCAATCCTAACCAAAGCCTTGTTTACACGAATCTCCATCATCTTGATATCTATGTACATCCACGAAAGCAGTGGTATGAATAAGAGGATCACCACCATCAAGACCACGATAACAATGACGAAGAACGAACGATCATCAGCATCAGCCATATCCACGCTATCATCAGAAACGTTATTACTGTAGCTATTGCTTTGTCTTGGAATTCCTCCGCCCTTTGACGCTTTAGCCATTGCGCTTTCCGTTTCTTGTCTAGCTCCGCCTTTCTGGCTAACGCCTGCTGATTGGCAATATGCCCAATCATTTTATTCACCCGACTGTACAAGTCCTTCATCTCAGGAGGAACATGGTAGACCATGTACTCTCTCATCTCTTCATTCAACTTTTCCATCTGCAAATTGGCGATTACCAACTTGATCGCAATGTCGTTTCCTTCTTCATTGTCAGCAGTCAATGCCAACTCTTCTTGTTCTTTGGAGTAATTCTTCAGTCCGTTATAGGCATGAAAGAACTTGGTGAGGGCATCTGCGACTTGGGCATAGATTTGGTTTTCATCAAACTCGACCGATTTCTTCTTGGTTTTTTTAACAGGAGCAGATCCGACTTGAGTTTGTTGCTTTTGAGTTTCTTGTTGAACGCCAAAAAGTTTTTTGAAAAACCCAAATATTCCTTGAGCATCTTTTTGTATGCCCTTGATATCCCCCACAACTGCGTCAATCTCTTTCTTGGCATCAACGACAAACTGCCGCCCCTCCTTGTACATTTCACAGGATTCTTTGACAAGTTTGAAGGCCGAAGTTGCCAGAGCGACAAGGGTGAATGGATCAATTTTTACAACCCAAAAACTTTATGGAAGAACGATGCGGCCACACCTGGCCCAAACATAACCAAAGCCATTACAGCATAGATCAAATACTCGATCTTGGTCATGCGTCTCTCTCCGCTTTTCAGTGATTGCTCAATGTTGCGGTAACGCTCATCACAGACTGCAATGTGGACGGCTAGGTCTTTTTCAGTGTCATTCATTCTGCACCTATGATTGCGGTTGATGTTGCTCTGTCTATGGTCATCTTGCCGTCACAGACAAAATTCCAATCATTCCCATTTACGTCTTTTTCAGTCTGGCAAGGGATGTTGATTTGCACATTTTTAAACAAATATTCTTTGTCTCCCTCAAATACTCGCCAACAATGGTCTATTGTTCCTCTACCTTCTTGGCCTCTTGTTTTGTTAAACCTGATTGAATATTTCATACGATCTCTGGAGGAGTCGTAATTGTGCAAGTCTGTTCTGCATTAAATTGGACAGCAACATTGAAATGAACAAACCTAATTGGTTTTTTGTTGCCATGTCTTGTAAATGAATGAGGTAGCCACGCGTTACTAAAAATAAACATACCTGGCTTTGGCTCAAAGTTAATCATTTGGCTTGCAGGTGTAGCAATATTGACGTTTGCTTCAGGCAAATTTAACTGCACTTTTGCAGGGCGTGGATCATGAAATACTGCTCTAGATGAGTCTTTTGGTACATCAAGAAAGTAAAATCCTACAATTTGAACATTACCATTATGTGTGTGCTGATCCATTGCTGAATGTTTATAGTGTTCTTGAACCCAACATTCAGTAAAAGTTGTGGAAAAATTGCTCATTGCATACCCTTGGCTGTCAAGTATGTTCCAACAAGTTGAACCTGCAAATGTCAAAAAATCATTTAATCTTTCATCTAAAAGATTGTCAGACATATACACAGGGTATAAATCATTTAATTTAACTTCTTTACGTCTTTTAGCTAAAGACTCTTCTGAAACTTCTTTTACTTTAAATATAAACTCAGGTTTTTCAATAACATAAACTGGGGATGGAAAATGGTAAGCAGTAGCCAATTGATTTTGAGCTACGACTTCTGATACTTTATCTTGTGCATCAATTATTTCTGCCATTTGCGTTTCCTTATGTTCTATTTACAACTACCCAAGATTTTGTTTCTTCATCCCAAGTACATTTTTGGTTAAATGTAATTTCTGGTTTTTGGGTTGGTGCTTTCCAAATCCAGTTTGTTTCTGCCGATATTGTCCATGATGGGTATGGTTGAGGAGCTATGAAAACATCATTTACAGGGTCGTAAATAGCACCAATGCCCGCAAAATTTCCCCTGAAAGGGGGTTTACCATCAAGATTTCCATCAGCGCCATAATGTGCATTCGCTCTAGTATTGTAGCTGGTCTGTTTCCAAATCCCGCCAAATAAGTTTTGAAGAAAACTAATACCGACTGCTTCTTGCTCAACGCCGTTACTATCTTCCATGTCCTTGTTTCTTACAACAAGAACTCTTAAAACGGTGTTATCGGAATCAAGTTCCGCAAAATGTGCCATTATTGAAATCTCCATTGAACAATAACTACGCCACTTCCACCGCTTGACCCGCCAACACAACCACCAAATAATTTAGATCCACCGCCACCACCCGTATGTGGCGCGCCGGGAGAAGTAGTAAAATGACTAGAAGCAATACAGCCCGCACCGCCCCCGCCAGCTCCACCAGCACCTGCAGTATAGTGGGGGGAGTAACCACAACTATAACTATATACTCCTGTACCTCCTCCGCCGCCCCCATAATAAGATCCGGTAATTGCTGAAGCAATACCGCTGCCTCCTGCCCCTGGATACGAAAATCCGGGGCCAGTTACTCCGACTCCACCATTAGATCCCGCACCACCTCCACCCCCTCCAGCAGCAGAAAGAGCCGAAAAACTACAAGTACTACCGCAATAAAAATTCCCTCTTCCTCCGTTATGTCCCTGTCCAACTATCCCCGTACCGCCAATCCCACCGCATGCGCCAGCACCTAACCCTCCCCCACCAGAAGCGCCATTTAACGTATTAGGATGCGCACCGCTACCATTAGCGCCACCACCACCGCCACATGTGCTAATCAACGCTCCCAAACTTGAGGATGTACCTACTCCACCTGTAGGACTATAAGGAAAACAGGTGCAGACATAATATCCACCTGCTCCAACAGCTACAGAATAAGTTGTTGTTGTAACTGTTTTGGATGCGCAATTAAAGCCGCCAGCACCTCCACCTCCACCATAACCGCGACCAGAAGCGCCCCCACCTGCTACAACTAAAGCAGTGACAGACTTACCTTCTGATGCGTCAGAGCCAAGACTATTTACTGTTAATGAACCGCTTCCATTGAATACGGCTATTTTGTAATTGCCACTTGTTGTTACGCACGCGCCCGAACTGGTAATGCATGGGTATCTTGGGCCAGGTGGAGTATACGTTCCCCCAGTATAAGCATTGAGTATTCCGCTCATGTCACATTAGTTCCTGTAAGTAACCATTGAGTTGTACCGATTTTTATGCAATTTGCTACGCCATATTGAGCTAGCGTTCTTGATCCCGAAGTGCCACCAGACGCCCATGTCAATGTGTCGGAGTTAATTGCAATTGTTACGTTGCTGGCTGACATGTTGATAAACTGAATTACCGTACCAAGTGTATAAGCTACTGAGGCATTAGCGGCAATAGTAAAAGTTCTAGCGTTTGCATCGCTTGCTGGGTGAAAGATTGTTGTACCTGCATCAGCAAGTACAGTCGTATATGCAGTAGATTGACTATTTTGAGGAATGTTTAAATATCCAACGCTTGAACTTGTTGGAGGAAAAGTCATTGTGGTACTGTCAGTACCTGCTAATGTAATTGAATTATTCGCTGTTAATGTTTTACCATCAGCTATGGTCAATGTTGATCCAGTTGCAGGTGTGGTAAGTGTAACCTTGTTAATTGTGGTTGCCGTTGCAACACCCAATGTAGGTGTTGTTAATGTTGGCGATGTACTTAAAACAACACTACCAGAACCAGTTGATGAAGTTACACCTGTACCACCATTAGTAACACCAAGAGTTCCAGTAACACCAGTTGTTAATGGTAAACCTGTGGCATTTGTTAAAGTAACACTTGTTGGCGTGCCTAAAACAGGTGTTACTAAAGTTGGTGAAGAACTTAACACAACGCTTCCAGAACCTGTAGATGTTGTAGTACCAGTTCCACCGTATCCAACAGCGATTGTGGTTGCATTCCATGTTCCTGTGGTAACAGTGCCAAGCGTAGTGATTGCTGTTGTACCCTTACTTGCAACAAGTGTGTTGTAAGTATTGGTTCCTGTACCAACAAACAAAATTCCATCAGTAATGTTAACAGCAAGCTCACCAGTAGTGATCGTAGTTGGCGTATGTCCTGTTGTAGAACTGTTATACGTGATGATTGGGGTATAGCCTGATGCTGACATTAGAATGTTCCTCCATTGATGCCACCAGTAATTGTACTGTTTGTGGCGTTAATTGTAATCCCTGTGCTCGTATATTGGGCTTGATTTCCAGTGGCACTAGACGCATAAGTAATGTAATTTGTCGCACCTGATCCAGCACTCAAATTAAGATTGGTTGCATTTGTTGCGTTTGTCACCGCAGTGGTGCCAATTACAGAAACAACTTGAGATGCAGTCGCTGCAGTGAATGCAGAGGTTCCATTACCGTAAGCCAGTCCTGTGAGTGTCGCGACTCCAGTTCCCCCATTTCCAACTACCAAAGTACCACTCAAAGTAATTGCACCTGATGTCGCAGTGCTTGGTGTCAATCCTGTTGTTCCACCACTGAATGTGCTTACGCCACCAGATGGTGCTTGCCAAGATGCAGTTGTTCCGTTTGAAGTTAATACATACGTATTAGCTCCAATTCCAAGCCTTGTGGCGCTATTAGTTCCGTTTCCAATAATCAAATCGCCAGTTGTGGTGATGGGGGATAATGCATTAAAAGCCGTAGAAGCTGTTGTTTGACCTGTGCCTCCATTTGCAATAGGCAAAGTACCTGTAACACCAGTGCTTAAAGGTAAACCTGTTGCATTTGTAAGAACTACGCTAGAAGGTGTTCCCAACGCAGGAGTAACTAATGTTGGACTTGTAGCTAAAACAACATTCCCACTACCAGTTGTTGAAATCGCTGTAACATTGCTTGAACCGTTGGCATACATAACACCAGTTAGTCCAGTTACAGCAATGTTTGTTGTGGTCAAGTTTGTAAATGACTCTGAAGAAGAGCCAGGCACCTTTTCCCAAACTCCACCAGTGAAAATAGCCCAGTCACCTACATTCCAGCCAGAAACACCATTTAAAGTGGTATTGCCAGCCACAGAAACCACATAGTAATAGCTTTGTGTACCAACAGAAGAAGTCAGTGTGGGCGTATTGGTGTTTGCGTTCCAAGTGCCCTGATATGTTGGAGCGTTGATAGGTTGTGTGCTTACAGAAGTAATTTGACCTTGACTATTAACTTGAAGAACTGGGATTACTGATGCAGAACCATAAGTTCCTGATGTAACACCAGTATTTGAAATTGCAATTGTGACAGGAGATGAACCATTGAATGATGTTCCAGAAAGTCCAGTACCAATTGTTAATGTACTTGTTGTAGAAGCAGAAATTGTTCCAGATCCACCTAAACTTATGGATGTACCATTCACAGTTAAAGAACTATTGGTCAATGCAGAGTTGCCAATGTTACTCAATGTATTTGTTGAGCCACTGATTGACTTGTTAGTCAGTGTGTCGATTGTTGCTCTACCCACCAAAGTGTCAGTGCTTGAGGGTAGGGTCAATGTTCCACTGTTGACAATTGACGAAATGACTGGAGAAGTCAATGTCTTGTTTGTCAGTGTCTGTGTGCCAGTCAATGTGGTGACGACTGTCGTATCAATTGCAATCGTGCCTGATACTGTGATTGTTCCGCCAGTCAAGCCTGTGCCAGCGATAATTTGCGTCACGGTGCCTACGCCAGACAACGTTTGCCAAATCGGATTGCTTGATCCTTGGCTTGTTAAAACTTGACCAGTCAAACCAGTTGGTGTAACTGCAAAACCAGTTCCGTTTCCATAAAGAACACCGCCAGCAGAAGGGGCTGTAGACAATCCTGTGCCACCATTTGATACGCCCAAAACACCACCTAATGTGATGTTTCCTGAGCTTGCACTTGAAGGTGATAGACCTGTTGTGCCTGCGCTAAACGTATTGACTACAGAACCACCTGAACCAATCGCATTTTGCACAAACGCGGTTGTTGCGATCTGTGTGGTATTCGTTCCAGTTGACGCTGTGGGTGCTATTGGAGTTCCAGTCAATGTTGGACTGTTTGCCAATACCACTGAACCTGTACCTGTTGTCGATGCGCTAGAGGATGATGTAGCCCTTCCATAAGCGTCAAACGTCACTGTGGGTAGTGTATATGAGCCTGCTGTTACAGAAGTCGTTGTAAGCCCAATTTGAGGGCTTGTAGTGCCATTGTTGACGGTAATTTGTCCACCAACGCCAGTGACTGCAACCGTGCTCAGTGATGTGCCACTCAAAGCCAACAAACCTGTGCCTGTTGTGCCAACTAAGTTTTGTAAAACAGTTGAAAGGCTAATCGTTGGGTTTCCAGTTGTACCATTGCCATTTGCAACTGATACGCCTGATCCACTTGATGTAATTTGAACGTTTGTTATCGTTGTACTGTTGGTCTTGACTTGAATGCCGTTACCAGAAGTAAGCAAAGAAGCCAAAGCGCCAGTCACAGCAATGGTATAGCTACCTTGAGCACCACCATCGGTTGTGGTTAAACCAGTGCTGACTGCAATTTGTCTGCTGTTAGCCAAGCTTGTTTGTTGGCCAACGGTCAAAAATGTTTGTGTTTGTGTGGGTTGAACCGCAATAGCCCCAGTCGTGGTTTGAACCGTCACTCCATTTTGAACAATAGGAACTGACTCATTACCAGTCAAAGCACTTGCTTGAGGCAATTGGGTGATTGTTACTTGTCCACTCATGTTATTGGCTCGTGTTGGGGCTTGGGCTTATGATGTTAATGTTGTCGTTCTGTTGTGGAATATCGTTTCCATTCTGAGTGCTAATGTAGACTTCAGAGGGATTGCCTCCAGGTATATTTGTCCCCGTAGGCGTAACGACCAAACCATTGTCATTTGCAGCAACACTGACATCGGGTCTTGGGAATTGTAAGGTAATTCTTTCGGTTTTCCTAGCTGGTAATCTATAGGGATCTTTTTGATCTGCACACCCTTCTTGACACACCCGAAGACCAGGGAAATTTGGATCAGGCATGGCCTGAATAATTGGTCTTTTCATCTTGCAACGGTCGCAAATGAAGATCGCAATTACTGCGTTTCCTGTGGTGTCTAGAAAGCGTGGCATGCTTACCTTGTGTAGACAGAAATGTTGGGAGCGAAGTAAATTGGGGACTTGTCCCTTTCTTCGTTCTCAGCCATGAGGAAGTAATTGTTCGCTTGGGTTTCCAAGTATTGAATCCTTGCGATGTCAACCCCAGGCAATATCAAGCTCATCTGGTGAGCTAGTAAATACTGAATGGCTTGGTTCCAACGTTGAGGAATTTCCAATTGACCATTCAATGAACCCACATCGTCAATTTGGCGTGAGTACCAAATGGTCATCTGAATGAACGCATTAGAAGGAGCTGGCCAAAGGGTAATCGTTGCCTGTGGAATTGTTCTGTTGAACCAATACTGATAAGGCTGATTGGCTGTGAAATTCTTGTTAGGCAGATTGGTATAGTCGTCACGATTCAAACGAGCCATGGTGACTTCAGTGGAGTTGTTGCCAAGGTACCATTCACGCAAAGCCAAAGTTGTGCCGTTCAATGCTTGAAAACGGTAGTATTGCGCTGTGGCACCAGGGTCAATATCTTGAAAAATCCATTGACCATCAGTCACTGTAACGTTTGTACCCGTGTACAAGGTCGTCCAAGTCGTTCCATCATAGGAATATTGAAAGCTGTAGTTCCATGTTGCAGATCCACCGTTGGCAACGTATGGCATAAAGCCAATAGATCCAATGTAAATGCTGTTGTTTGTACCGTAATTGACTGTGTAATTGCCATTTGGCACAGTCATTTGGTTGTACGTCTGTGTGTTTTGATCGTAAATGTAGGATGTGCTACTGCCATCGCTTGCAGAATATGACCCACTAGGGCGGTTCATTGTGCGATAGAGCGCATTTAAGACATCAACACCGCCTACGGGTAGCAAATACTCGTACTGGTCTGGAATAAGGCCATAAACCTGTTTATTGATGGCCCAATAGTTGATGCCCTGATTGATCAGGTTGCTAAGAACAAAAAACAAGGCTTGCTTGGAACCCTGAACTTGCTCACTCGTCAACTCTTCCGCCAGTTTGCCCGACAAGCGAGCACCCTGATCAATGAAGTTTTGAACTGTGATTACTGTCTGTCCAACGGTTCCACTGTAAGCCATTGTTAATCCTTACCAACACTTTTTGTGTTTAGAATTTGTTTCGTGTGTACTAACTTTGCAATGTTTTAAATTGATTTTTCCACTTTTTTCATGGTGTTCAGCTTTATGTTTAACGCTTCCACCCTTTTTAAAAAATTGTCCTTGGTCACCTTGACCAGGGTTTGCAAACCTTCCAACATCAGAATCATTGGCCAAAAGATCTTGAGCATATTTCATTGCAGTTTGTCGATTTGCATTAATTGGCAAAACTGTATTGTATTTTGACAAAGGTAAATCACCATTTGCCATGTTTACGTCTTCTTTAATGGACTGGTATTGTGCTTTAGGTGACAAATGATTGCCTGGCATAGGAATATCAGCAGGGTCTCTTTGAGCATATGAATTAATTAAATCCAATTGTTGTTGGATTCTTTCAGGACTTGAATTGATACTAAACCCACCCATAATTTTCTCCTATTACCACCCTGGGCAGTTCCAACGCTTCAATGATGCCTTTGCTCTTGGCGCATCACCTGAAGCATGCTTCACCACCCCAGACATTCTTGCACAAAATGAATCTTTTCTAGCACCGCCTTGAGGCTGAGGAGCCTTTAAATGGCTTCCAGTCTCTCGATTGTACTTAGCCCTACCCTTGGCAGTCAGCCCTGCTCCTTGATCAACTGAGAGCTTCTCACCCCGTCCTACGGCTAAAGATGGGCCACCCTCTTTGAGTTTAGCCGTTTTAGCTGATTCACGGAAAGCTTCAGCAGTCGGTGCGCCCTTAGAGCCGACCTTACGCATCTTTTCACCAGAGCCATGAGCGATTCTCTCTTGTTTTCTATGAATATTGGCATAAAGTCCGTTTTTCATTACCAACACCCTTTGTGTTTTGAATTCTCATGATGAGTGGAAACGTTACCACCATGAGCCTTTTTAGCGTGTCTTTTTACACTGTAGGCAATCGCCACTGCCTGCTTCTGGGGCTTGCCTGCGTGAATCTCAGCTTCAATGTTATGTTCAAAAGCTTTTTTGGATTTGGATTTGGTTAAAGGCATGATTAGGTTCCTACTCCAGTGACGTTGTTGTTGTTTTGAATTAACTTACCAATAATAATTGCTCCAGACAAAATAGCAGTTGAACTGGTTGTTGCAATCTGCCATTGAATGTCTGATTTTTGTGGGTATGCAAATGGTGCTGAAGATCTGTCAATTACATAAACTGAACTAAAGCCTTGAGTCAATACATTGTATTGAACACCATTTACTGTTTGTTGAACGTTGTAATACATTCCATTACCACTGCCCAATGTATTATCAGAATTAACTTCTACTACATTCAAATAAAATGTATACCCATTAGGAACAGAATAAATGCTCGCTTGATTTTTACCAACTTTAGGGTTTATTTGAGCAACAATATTTATACTTTGTTTAAAGGTAATTGTTCCTACATTAGTAACTTGGCTTGTACCAGCAGATACTAAAGCTACACCATTAACTCTGTAGTAACTGTTTACAGAAGTTACAGCAGTTGTTCCATTTAAAAATAATGTTTCTGACAATGGGTTATAACTTGCGTCTAATCCAGTAATTAAAATAGAAGCTGATGTATTGTCTGATGTAGATGAACTAACAACAGTCAAAACTGCAGCAGATGATGGAAAAGTATATGCAGTGGCATTTTCCCACATAGGAATTGGTGCAGTTGTAGGAGCGGTTGACGATGTAATACCACCGTTGTAACCAAACAAACTAACAACGCTGTGTCCATAAATTTGACCGCGAGCTACTTGTAAATCAAATGGCTCATACGCTCCTGCGCGTGTGACTGAAGAAACGATACCGTTACTCATAATTTATCCTTAAAAAGTGGGAGAGCCGAAGCCCTCCCATCTTACTCAACACTTTCTCATTGAGCCACCACGTTTTTTAGCGGGTGCTTTTGGAGTTTCTTTAGAACTAAACAGATTCTTAATTGCATTCACTCCGCTTTTGATAGCGTTGGGAATCATATTTTTATCTGCTTCATTCTCAGCGCGTTGGGCTTTTTCCCAGTTTGCGTAGTCTTGGTTAGCCTTTTGTGCAAATTGGTCGTCGGAGGTGCTTCCACCTCCATCAAACTTTTTTGTTGCACGACCTCCACGTTTGTAGCCTCTGTTTACTTCATGCATAGCTGTCATGTGAGCATCTTCAGCGTCATCCGTATGGGAATCCCCTTCAGTTAAATGCTTACCTTCAGGTGTGTAGAATTTGGTTCTGTACTCACCATAGTCTTTGTCTTTGTAAACTTTAGCTACGTGACCTTTAGGGCCTGTGTGTGTCTTTACTAGGCGTAAGTTTGGCTTTTCAGGATTCTTTTGTAATCTTTTAGCAAGATCACTGTAGTAATCCACTTTACCACCTTTAGCAAAGGTACCAGATTGCAAGCTGTTAGCCACAGGACGGCTGACGAAGTGGTGAGGCATTTTTACTGCCTTACCATCATCGACTACATTACCCCCTGTGGCGTAGTGCTTTTTTGCTGCGTGGCCTCCATGCTTGTATCCACCTGCATTGGACTCATGAACTTCACCAGTGTGACCCATTTTCTTGCCTGCGGTAGCAGTGTCAGCAGAACGGTTTTCCCAGTCTCCGCCTTCCACTGTGTCATGCTTGAAATGACCTTCCTGTTTGCCCTTCATGGTCGCTGCTGGTATTGCACCGCCAGTAGCCTTGTGATGCATCTTGTGGGCTTTACCACCATGCTTATAGCCACCTGCGTTGGTCTCCTTGATGCCACCAGTACCATGCGCTTTGTCACGCTTGGCTGAGTGCATCTCGGTGTTCAAGTAGTCATGCTCATTTCCCTCAATGGTGCCATGCATCTTGATCTTACCTTTGTTGACCTTCTCATTGGTGTCAGCAGGAATAGCGCCTCCAGTGGCTTTGTGATGCATTTTGTGCGTCTTGCCACCGTGTTTGTAGCCTGCTGGTTTACCTTCATGGATTTCGCCTGTGCCATGGTGCTTGTCATGATGTTGACCATCAACAACCATGGTCTTCTCGAATTTCTTCGCGTTACCCTTGATTGTTGTTTTGGTCTCGTCACGGTCAATAGCGCCACCAGATGCCTTGTGGTGCATCTTATGAGCTTTTTCCATTGGCATAGACTCGTGATGATGGAGTTCTTTCTCCAACTTCTCAATGTGCTTTTCCATGCCCATGTGACCGCCTTTTTTCATGCCAGTCAATGCTTTTCTCACCATTGCAGCGCGAGCCATGCGAGCACGGGGATCCATCGCTGCAATTGCTGGTCTAGCCATAGGAGCCATAGGAGCGCCCATCATGCCACCGTCAAGCTTGTGCTCAACCTTGCCACCCTTTTTGTATTGGTTGGGGTTCATTGCCTTACGACGCTCAGACATAGAAGGCTTCTTAGGAGCCTTACCATGCTCAGCCTCAAAAGCGTGATGAGCACCGTGCATCATGCCACCAGAAGCTTCGTGCATGGATTTGTGGCCATGCTCTTCGGCTTTCATGCCTTTGTGATGCACTTTTCCACCTTTTTTGAGCTTCAGAATGACTGAAGGCTCATCGGTGTACATTTTTACCATTGGTTTAAATTGACCCATGATGCCCTCCTATTAGGCTTGAGTTACGCCAAGAGCACCAGTGCGTGTTGCATTGGGGCCAGTTGCAATACCAGGCAATGCAATCACAACGACCAAACGTTTTACACCGTTTGATGCCGTAGAAGGCACATAAGTACCGCGCACATCACCAGTTGTTGATGTTGCAGGTGTGGTCAAATCTGCTACTGTAAATGCGCTATTGCCACCTGTGTCATTGGCTAGAGTGTTATTCCAACCCACACGAACAATGTAGCCTGCGTCAAATACACGCAAAGGTAAACCTAAAATATCTGTTGTACCAACAGTAATTGCCACTGGCAAAGAACCGTTAATTGCAATGCTAGATATTTGGTAGAAAGCTTTCTTGCCAGAAACATTAGCAACAGCAGAAGATGTTGTACCTGTAGCAATCACTTCAGACATTGCTTGTCCGTAATAATCGTATCCAGACACTGTCAAGTTACGGCTAGTGGAAATAGTTCCAGAAGCTGTAGTCAACTGAACTGCACGGGGTGTGTCCAATTGAATGACTGTTGTACCATCATTGCGAAGGAATGACTTGGCATTAGTACCAGCGGTCAGCGTCAAGTTGCCTGAAGCAGCAGGGGTTTGTGACGCAGCAATGTTGCTTGTGTTTAATGTTTGAGGAATTACATCCCAGACATACTCACGACCCAAGGGGCCAACACCAACTTCCATTGGAGATGGGTCTTGCAAGCCATAGTTGCCTGAAGCGTAAATTGTGATTGAACCAGTTGCTGATGATGAAGCACTTAGCGTGTAAGTACCTGTTCCACCCGCACCAGTTACAAAAGCAGTAATGTAAGAGTTGGCTGTAATGCCAGTTCCGTTTACATACTGTCCAAGGGTGAGCGAGTCACCAGAGTTCATTGCGGTTACTGTCATTGTGGTTCCAGTTACGGAACCAGTGATAACAGCTTCACTGTTGGTTACATTGGTACCAATGTAGCCTTGGGCTGTACCCAAAAATAGATCATCTGAAAATTGAGGCATTTTTTTCTCCTTGTGGCTTGAACCACTCAGGGTTTAAAAAAAGGGGTGGAAACAACTCCACCCCACTTTGATTAGACTCCAGGTGTACCGTAGGCACAACGGGGATCTGTAAAGCCAACGTCGTAACGCTCTGTGGCTTTGTAGCGCATAGAGTCAGTTTCAAAGTCGCCTTCCATGGTCTTCTCTAGACGTCTGCGCATCAAAAGCTTGAAGCCTTCGGGAGCATCAGTCTGAACCCACCATGCTGTAGATGAAGTCAAACGTGACAACACTGCGGCACCCTCGTCAAGCAAACCGATAGATTTGATTGGGTTGATGTCGTTGTTGGCGTTGCCTGTACGTAGGACAGATTTCAACAATACTTCAGCTTGGAAGATATTGCCTGGAGCCACGATCAATTGACGTGGTACCAAACGAATACGCTTACCGTTGTTGTCAACTGCTTGGCGGATTTGAATCAACATCTGTTCGAGAGATGTTTGAGACAAAACGGCGGCTGTGGCCAACTGGTTGCTGAATGTGCCGTTAACGATGGGGTGTGCTGTGCTGATCAAAGACACACCATCACCGCCAGGGTAGGCGCTATTGAAAGCTGTGTTCAACACGTTAGCTGACAACAACTCTTTGGTCTCAACCAAAGATTGTGCCAAGTGGCGTGCGTACACTTGACCGATACGGATGTGGTCGCCATCTTCCACCAACACTTTTGTCAAAGCGAAGGCTAGGCCATACACTTTGTACAAATAGCGCTTGAGGAATAACACACCACCCTGTTGATAGGTCACTGGAGTGCCATCAGGGAGTTGGGGTGCTGCGCCAAATCCATATAGGACGGGCTCTTCGTGGTAGTTACGGGGAATGCCGTCTTCTTCGCGGAACACTCGGCTCCACTCGTCGGCACGTTGGTCATAGACTCCGTCAAAACACTCGTTAAGAATTGGCTCAACGATTGATCTAAAGTCCGTACTTCGCATTGGTGCTGCCATTGCAATACTCCTTTATTAAACAACAGCAGTAGTAGCTGCAACAAATTGAACATATGGCAACGTTACACGAACAATCGTGTATGCATCACCCCAAGCGTTGTCCACATAGGGAGCGAGATCAACGACACGCATCTGACCTTGAGCACCGTTAGCTTGGTTAGAAGCTGATGCCAAAGTTGCTTGCGACAAACCAGTGGTTGTTGAACCAGCGGTAATGTTACTGAAGTTGTACTCGTCGCCAATAGACGTTTGAGCCATTGAACCATCTGCTTGAATTTCATAAACGATTTTTTCGTCGTTGTAGAAGTAAGCAACGCAAGTTCCTGCTGTGTAAGCAGTGCTTGCTGGCCAATAGTTAGAAATACGTGCACGACCAGTTGTATCTGTCCACTGTACGCCTGCGAATGCACCAGCGACTTGGTAGCCTGATGATGCTGCGCTATTGCCAGGGGTGGCAGAAGGAACGATTGTGCCGTTAGCAATTCCTGACAAGCTTGTGGCTGTCAAGACTGCGGCTGTGACGTAAGAAACTGGTTGTCCTTTTAAAATGTTTACGGACAAACCAGATTGAATACCGCCAGCAAGCGCCTGAGCGCGATCCAGACCAGAGGGGTGGAACGCAGGGCGCAAGCCAAACGGAGCATTAGTTGCTGACATAGTCAAACTCCTTTAGGTTAACCCGAAAATACGGGTGTTTTGCTTGGTTGCTGTTCAATTCCGCCAATACCTTCACCCTCAACATTTACAAGCGACTTTCCGTTGCTATCACGTTGGCCTTGGAGACTCTCAATTTGTACACGAATCTTGTCAGCTTCTTCACGAGGTTTGTCGTGATGCTGATAGGTCATGACCTCTTGGAAAATATCCATGGGCAATTTGAAAAGCAACATCTCGTTGCACGATATGTAACCTACGTACTCACCCGATTTAATCTTGTAATCTTCATAGCCTGGTAACTCTTCCGACTTAACGGGTACGTACCCAAGGCGAATCCGCTTATCAATTGAATCGTAGCTGTTGGTTGTTGAAAGCCAGCAAAGGTGCCACCCATCTACGTTGGGTAGTTTTGGCAGTGCTGATTGCGTCCACTCCTCGCTCCACATTTTTTTACGTTCCTGCGTAGAAATGAACTTATCTTCAGGTGCTTTGTGGGATGCTTCCCCGTTATCACGGTCTTGGCGACCACTTGCATTCAAAGATTTTTTTAGACGTGATTCCATGTTTTACTCCAAGTATTAGTTACGGTTTTTATTCTGACGGTCAAACTTGATGAAATTTTCAATCATCTTCGCTTTGCGCACAGGGTTCTCCCATGCACCAGCTTCCTTCATAGCACTCACTCTTTCTGGGGTGAGGATGAACTGGGTACGGTTTGTACCCCCATAAGCTGCAGATGCCTCGCGTCCTGAACTTCCCACAACATTCCTCGGTCTTCGAACAGTGGAATTACTGTCTGTGGTTTCATTATAACGATGTGGTAGAGATTTTTGCAAGCGACTATCGAGTTCATCCCAATAATCTGGATCTTTTGGATCCCAACCCTCTTCAACTAGCATTTCAGACGCCTTCAAAGTGACTTTACTGTCTCTATCTGTGCCGTCTACTTTATACCAACTGTGCTTATTGATCCATTGAGCAGCGTTTCTCTGCGTCTCTGGGTCAGGCAACCTGATGTTGTCAAGATTTTGTTGCTGTGGGGCTTGTGTTGCCTGTCTTTTTATTTGATTGAGTTGGCTTAGGTTGACTTTTGCCTCATCTAAAAGGTCTTGAGCCTCCACCATGGCTTGTCCATCATTGGAACTAACCGCCTCAGCCATCTTCATCTTGGCATATTCCAAGCGAACTTGGGTGTCCTCGATGTTTTTGTCGATCCGCATGACGTCTGACTGGCGTGTTCTGCTCTCCACCTCTGTCAAACGACGCTTAAACTCCTCATTTTCACGTTGGAGTTGTTGCAAACGAAGGTCTTTTTCCTCGTTTGTCTTGCGAATCAGGTCTTTTTTGGCTCTGCGACGGTTTCTTTTAGCGTCTCTGAGCGCTTGGTCATCGTCTGGATGGTCAGCGTCCTCATCTTCAACTGTTCCACCCTCTTTTTTCTCAGGTGGAGTTGTTGCCACATCATTTAATTGATCATCTTCGTCATTTGTGAGCAAGTTTTCGTCTAATTCAACGACAGCAGAGCCGTCTTGCGCCTCTTCTATCTTTAAATCTGGTGTTTTTTTATCTTCTGCCATGATATTTTCCCTTATACGTATGTTTTGAACGACAACGGATCATCTGTGATGGCCGAAATCAGTTCGTGGTCGTTGATAGTCATGAACAAAACAGGATCTTCACCGTCTTCAGTAGGAACTTTGCGTTCCCAACGGTCTCCACCCCATCTTGGAACTCTTACAAAGTCGCCAAGCTCAGCCCATGAGCCTTCAGCCCACGGTTGCATGGTGTCCCTGTTCTTGAACGCCAATGGGCCAATAGCCACGACCTTACCGATCATGTTGTTCCACTTTTCGTTCTCTTTGGTTTCATCAACAATGATGATCATTCCAGACTTCTTTTTTATTCGTCGAAGTTGGACGATCACTCGACCACCAAAAGGGCGTTGCCCTGGGTTTACGTCTGGGAATGCCCATGCTAAATCTTCTGCATTGGGCGTACCTTGGCTTCCCTCAATCGTAGGGATCTTCTCTTTCTCACTCATACTAACTCCTAAAAAACACCATATCTCAGGTGCATCGTTAAAGCGCTTTTCAGCGCGGCCTCAGTCGCGGAGTGCGACCTATTCTCTTCCTTCTTCTTCTTCAGCCATGCGGTCAAATGAGTTCATGACGTATTGCAGTCCCTGATACTCACCGACCATGCGCTGATAAGCCTCCCAAGTGGTTGCGTTCCCGAAGGCAAGAGACGCAGCTAACTCGGCTTGGCGAAGTTTGATCACGTGGATCAATTGTTCAATCATTTTTTCTTAGACAAAGGGGAAGCAGTTTTCTTACCGCCATCCTTCATGCTTTGTCCGTTCACAGGGGCGCCTTGAGCCAAGCGCTTGTGTTGGGGTACGTTGATGCTCTTTTGTTCTTGATCAGATGTTGCCATTTGGGGCTCCTTGGGGTTGTGGCGTTGGCGCCTGTGGTTGTGCCATGGGTTGTCCCATAGGCGGTTGCATCTCAGGCGGTTGTGCCTGAGCTATGTTTTGGATTGTCTCATGCGTTAGCTTGGCGTTTTCAATGGCAATTTTTGTTTGATTGTCCATTTGCGATTTTTGCATATCCGCTTGCAACTTGGCTTGCTCATACTGAGATTTGGCTTGATCAGCCTGTGTCTTGCGTTGTGTCTCAGCCATGCTTGTCTCTTTAACGACTTGCTCGGCTGGGGGTAGATTACCCTGAGCTGCTTGAGCGCGTTGTGATGCCACTTGTATAAGCTGTTGGAAGGCAGGTACAAACGCTTTAAACACGTCTTTGGTATCCAACTCCACATGTGCGCCAACGGTCGTGTATAGCTTGTCTATGGTAGCTGTGAGGCTAGGATCATCATAGTTGTTGATTGGCTTGCCACCTTGCGACTGTGCCACATATGCATTACTGCGGTTCAAGTACCACAATGTCATGTGTTGCTTGATGTGTTCAATCAAGTTGTTAATGTAGTTGGGGTCAGCAAACGGTGACTGACCAAAGAATGGATTCAATCCAAATTGCAAGTGATCTTGGATGTGTGCAATATGGTCTTGTTGCATGTAAGCGTATGAAGGCTGTCCAAGCAACATGGCTGCGTTCTCATCCGCAGAAGTCCTTTGCTCAGGCGCTGGCACATCCTTCATCAACTCATTAACATTAGGCACCTTCAACTGCTTGAGGAACCTTGAAAGCACTTGTGTCATGTTGAATTGATCTGGGTGTTTTTCAGCCAAGGCCAACACAGCTTGGTTCTGAGCCATCCGTTGGGTCTCAGAGAAGATGTGAGGATCAGATACAGGAACAACGTCTGTATTGCGTGAAAAATCTTCGCGTTCAATCTCTAAATCGGCAACAACTTCAGACTTGCGCATCTCATCAAAGTGCCAACGGTTCAGTCTGCAAAGGATCTTTAGTACCCTTGCTTGTGACTCGTGCATCCTTGCGTGGATGGCAGAAAAGACTGCTGCGCCTTGCTCAATCAAAGCCTGAGTTGTACCCACAGGGGCTTGTGCATTGACATCAGCAATCTTTTCTTCACTGGTACTGACTACCCCCTTAGCTGCGGTGTCAAGCCATCCTAGAAGCTCAAATAGAACTGCGCTAGGTGGATTGAACGGCATGGGCATGGCTATCTGACGGATGTCATTAACTCCAGGTGCTCCCTCAATTTCAACAATTTGAGTGATGTCAACTTGTTGGGATTGGCCACTAATCTTAGCCCCCTTGAGCTTGAGCATGGTGGCTGCGTTGTTGATGTGAGCAGAGTCCAGAAGCGCTCTAAGTGATCCAGTGAGGGCAGCGGACAATCCACCAATGAGATGAGGGAGACCAATCGCATATGCACCCCTCCAAGGGATAAACTTAAACTCCACAATCCAATCCAACTTGGTCATGGTCTCATCTTCTTCTTCCCAGTTCCTGTACAAGCCAACAACCTCATTGTCTAGCTCGTCAATCATCAAGATGTAAGGAACCATCTTGCCCTTGCTGTACTTGTCCTCTTCCAACTCAAGGTAGGTGTAGATGTGGTAAACCTTGCGCAATCCGTCTTTGTTGTCCTCCCACTTTTTACCTTCAATCTTGTCGTTGGCTTTCTGTGGTTTAGTTTGATCGGGCTCAGACACCGCTTGGATAACATTCACATCACGGTACATTCCACTGGCAATGCGACGGTTAAACTCCCAATGGGTAATTTCATGCACCTCTGCAGCTCGTTGGGCTGTATAGAAGTTGGTCGCTGCAAACGGTAATATCACCCTATCAATTGGCAAAAACTCCACACAGGGCCGTTTTTTGTCTTCATCAAACCATAGCTTAAAGTATTGGCTTCCACCCAATGGCAACTGAGTCAGCAACTGCTCTTGCTCATCGCGGAACTCTTCAATCTGCTCAGTGATCTGCCAGTTCAGATAGTCACGCTTACGCTCAGCTTTCTGAGTCTTCATTTCATCGACCTTGCCAAGGATTTTAGTCCTGACAGGGCCATCTGGTGGGAACATTTCTTTGATGGCGCGAGCAGCGAAGTCAACGCAACCCTCAGCCATCGCTGGGTGCACAACCTTAGACGCTCCCATGAAGGTAGCACCGCCAGGGGCATCATTCCCCATGCCAGTACGCTTTAATCCTTCTTCGTATTGCTTATCTCTTAGTTCACGGGCTTCTTTGTCATTCTTGACTAAGTCCATGTAGCGCATGGCAATAGTACGAAGTTCACCTTCGTCATAGTCTTCTGCCATGTTTGCATAAAAGTCTGGATTCTCTTCTGGGCCACTGCTTGGTATGGTGACAATCGCTGAGCCGTCTTCTTGCTCTTCGGTTTCCATCTCAGGCATGTCAACAAGAGCAGAACCATCGTCTTGCTCTTCAATGTTCATATCGTCTTGGTTACTCATTATTTTTTCCTCATCAATTCAAGAATCATAGTATCCAAGTTTTTGTTAATCATGACATTTGGTTTGGGCGCATGATAAGGCATATCTTCATCTTCACCACGACGCATTGCTAAGTGACGTTGTGCAATTGGGTTTTGCTCAGGGAATGCATGGAAATCATCATCACTATAACCCCAATGTCTTTCACCAACCAAACCACCGTCCGCTTTGCGAATAATCTTAATTGGTTGTGGTGCAACATATTCTTTGTTTGCGCTTCGTAACTGATCTTCAGGTTTGTCAATTACGTATTCACCTTTTGTTTTTACAGCGTGTTTGATGTCTTCATCACTTACATTATGTGTAAATGATGTTTGATGTCCCACATTGCTAGTAGATTCAGTTGGTGTGGTCATTAAAATATGTCCAGCAACTTTGCCATTTTTAGTCATATAACGATTTTTGACTTGTTTGTTTAAT